GTTATCTTTTTACTAGGAAAATCATGCGATTCGTGACCGCACAAATTCCATCTCCTTTGTGGCTGGAGCCTTCAAGCCTGGTGGACCAAGGTTGAAGGAGCCGGTTGCCAAACCGTCTGCGTATTAAAGACGACGCGACGTCTAGGGTTTTACCATACCCACGAATGGAGCAATTTAGGATGAGTTTGCCATCACTCAAGGATACTTTGCGTTTATGGAATCCGCATAGTTCCTTGCCGCGGTCTTGCCCATTGAGTTTCTCAGGCGAGTGTATTCTCGAGATTCCTCTCGTGTCATCTCACGCCGGACGTTGATGTTACCTCCTCGAAGGGAACCTCCAGAGAGGGATCCACCCCTTAGGGTGGAAGCCATGCTGGCTGGAGGGCTCACACTGCGTCCTCGCGGTGGGGAAGCAATTGTGGGCAGGGGAGGTCGCGAAGACCTTCCCCCTAGAGAGCCCCCACGAAGTGAACCTCCCTGTAGAGATCCACCATGTAGAGAGCCTCCTTGAAGAGAACCTCCGAACGTGGAACTGGTTTCAACGTTCACGAGGTGGTCCTTTGGCGGAGAGTTTTGACTTGCGTTTGCCATCAAAGCTCGCCTTACTTTATCCGCTTGGCGTAATGTATCTTCTGAAGTTGGCTTCAAGGATGGCGGTTTTGGAGGTGCATAAACAGTTTCATTTAAAACTTCATCCACCACCGACTCGTCCTCGAGGCTGTTCAGCCAATTTTGAATTTTCGGATCAGGTTTGTCCGAAATTTTCAATTGCGGTTCGGGCGCTGCGGCGCGCGGAGCAAGCGCTGGTGACGGTTTTGGTTCCGTCGATTCTGTGGCACGTGGCGCGGGTTTGTCTATCGTAGATTCGTAAGTTCCAAGATCAAGAACTGCACCCAAGCGCGAGTTACCACCTGCGGTCTTATCCCTATTCGACCGTTGATGGGCTTCTGTCGTATTCACTTCGTCAATCGATATGGAAACTGATCCCCATTCAAGGGTTTTGTTTGTGAAGTTGCCATATGACACAACAAAATTGTGGTGATCTGATTTCTCAATTGGGGGTGCTTGCAGTGCAAAGTACCCATCACCTGTTGCGTCTAAGTGAAACGAACAATAAAAATCTCGTTCTACAAGTTGGTCTGTGACGTTGCAGCCGTTAACTTCTAAGTCTGGGTGACCCGCCACTTTGGAATCAGTGGCTCTGTAGTTCGAGATAGTGCAACCAGTATATGCTCTAGCCATCCATCCATTTTGCCCCTCGGAGTATGTAATAAATCCGCTCATCTTTCCGTCATTAGGGCCATCTTTGGCTTTCACGGCTTGAAAGCCCTCACACTCTATGTAGACGGAGTATTTACCTTCACTCACCGGAATGAGGAAATAAGGTGTGGCCCTGTTTGAATCGTTTTGCGAGTAGTTTGCGGACAAATATTCGATACTCCATGACTCATCTTTCCAAAAGTAAAGCTTTACTGAGGAGAGAGATCCGACATCCATATATTCGTCATTGCGACGCGTTTTAACAATGCTTGTCGGCACCCCTTCGTATCCAAAGAACGCGTTCTTCTTAGGGGGCGGAGTCGGGGCTGGAGTTGGAGTTGGCTCTGGTTGCGGGGAAGCCCCGTCTACCTATTTAGGGTTCTGGAATTGACACTCAAAACGGCAGACGAATTGCCCCGCCAGGCTCGAGTCCCCATTCCCTTTGTACAACAGCCAAAATTGATCAGCTGTCGTAGTCACGAAATCTTTACCCCTGATGAATGAGGTGGGGAAGGTCTTTCTTGTATTGCTCTTGACTGGGAACGAGACAATCTTGGAGCCTGTTGTTGTTTGGGAGCACGAGGTATCCACTTCAAGTGCGATTGCACCTGAAGTTGTTGAGGAGGAGCATGAGTTATACTGTATAGTGAGTGATGTGATCTTATACTCATGGTAGGCTTTGAGTATTCCATTATTGAACGCTGCGTACTGTGATAAGTTCGGCCCGAACTTGAGGATCCCGGATGAATTGGCTTTGAGATCGTCAACCGTGAAAGTGAAAACTTCCCGATTGCTTCTTCCTCCAGGTCCTCGCACAGCACCTCCTCCTGCTGATGCTCTACGTCGTCGTACTCTTCGAGGTTTTGGGGTAGGCCGGACCACGACCACTGGCCGAGTTGATCGACGACGGTTAGCTCTCCTCCTTGCATTCCTTCTAGTGCGGTTACCTCCCGTATTCATTAACCAAATCCCGCACTCGTGCGCTGACTTTCTGATATGCAAGGTACGTGGCGATTGTAACTAGGGGTATTGTGATGAGAGTTCCAATAAGTACCCCTGCTAAAAGTTTATAATCCAGATTTACCACGATTTGACACAGACTACGTCTTCCGCTCTTGCAACTGTGTTGGCGGCTGACGTTACGCCCTCTATTGTTCTTTAGTGCTGGCGCCAGGAACCAGGCACTTGTAGAGGGCAGCAACCAGTTGTGGATCATGCCTCAGCTCATTCAGCACTGAGGCCACAGCTTGGAGGTAGTTGCACAAAACCTCCGGGTTGCCACAGGCCGGGTTGTAACCGTATATGAGACGGTACAACATTTTGTTGACGTTTATCGGCCTGGCGAGGTCTTCCTGCTCAAAGACATGTGAGCAAAATTCCAGCTGTGAAGAAACCTCGACTTTAAAACCAAGCTCCTTGTACTTCTCTAGCTTGGTTGTTGGAGACTCAAGCGCATCGTCTCCCATGGCTATCGCCCAGTCTGCCCCACAGTGATAGGCAGCAAGAACTCGTATCCTGGAATTGGACGAACTCGTGTTGTAAGATCCAGATTTCTGCACACCAGGATAGGTTTGGGCGTATAAGGCCCCGTCGGACGTGCACAACACTGAGTTTGTTATGCACTTCAACCAGACTTTACGCAAATGTCTGGTGAGCTGGTTGTTGTTAATTGTGAGGGCATTACGCACCTCCATATCGTCCTCCAGCATCCAATCGGCGACTGACCAGTCAAAGCCGGAACAGTCGGTCGGTATGATCTTGTCTTTCCAATCAGAGATGATCTTCCCTGTTGAACATCCGACGACCTTTGACAGGGATTCAAGAAATTCGCGTGTGTCCCTGTCTGTGGATAAGCCGAATCCGGGTTTCGACGGGATTTCCCTCCACAAGGAAATCTCTCTTTTGTTTTGATTTTGAAACAAAACCCGGGCTACCAGTTGATCTACCAGCGAGACTGACATGATGAGGCGGTAGCGCCCTTCATCAAGCTTGCTCTGCTTGTGCGGTTCCCCTTTGATGAACAGTCGGATGGGGTCGCACAATCCTTCTTTCACTAGTTGTTCAGGAGTGTACTCTGAAGGATCGACCTGAGACATCTTCTGTAGGCGGTTCCAGGTCAATCGTGTCAAGAGCGGCAGGTAATGGGGGTCTTCCACCATTTGGCGATGTGTGTCCTTCCTTAGAAGTTTGTATGGAAGACCAATCCCTGCATCAAGTTCTAGTGAATTGACAGCCTCTTTAAAATCTTTTAAGAAATTGTTCCATGAGAGGGTGCCAGAGGAGCTGGTGTGTGGGGCATTAGTTTTACACGGTTCATATGCCTTCACCACGCGATCAATGACGAGCTTGCGTTGTTGTTTTGAGGGCACCTTTGCTGACTCAGCTCGTTGAAGCCAGCGTGCCGCTTGGAGTCTCAGACTTGTCTGTTCGGCTTGTGCGCCGAACTTTGGCCACCCGAAACCGGCGACTTTGGCCGCCATTTCTGGGTGCTCTGAGATGACGCGCTCCCCCCATTCTTTGCTTTTCGGTTTTGGGGGATAGTATAGCGCTGGGAGGCTGCCTGAACGCCTGAACCCTGGGATGTCGCATTCTCCTTCTTCCCAGTCGTAGGCAGCTTGGAAGAATTCTTCGAGGTCTTTTGTGTGTTCTGCGATTTCTTCCTCCCTTTTAACTCCTGATGACTGTTCTGTGCTTGGCTCAGGAGTTTCTCCTCCACCCTCTTCGTTATAGACGTCATGTCTATGTTCTTCACCAACTGTGCAACGATCTCTTTGAGCATTTCTGTAGAGTCGTCGGGCTTGGCAAGGGTGGATTCCGGTTTTTCTACGTGGTCGGCGCCACGCTGGTCGTTTCCCTGAATTGGGAGGCTTGAAGGGTTGCTAGCCGCTTCAAACTCTTCTTCTTCTTCGACCATTTCCCACCAGTGTTTACCATCGCGGGGTTTCCATGTGTATGCGGAAGTTGCTTTTTCGTAGATCTCCGCCGCGTGGTCGGCAATTTCTTCAATCTCTTGCTCGCTGAAAGCGTCGCCTTGTAAAGCTGGTGACTCGTACACATAGGCTGGCGCTGTCAATCCCTTGATTGGTGGTATAGGGGCCATAAGATTGTAATTCTTTGACGAATCCCCATAATTGAAGCCTTTGTGGACTCCGATAACGGTCTTGCCGTTCCAATAGGGTGTTCCACTGTATCCCTTCTCTGTGTTGCTGAGGACTGAAGCGTACTTCTTGTCTGACCCAACAACTTTAGCGTTGTGCATTAACCACCCATCCTCATAAGTGTAAAGAGATACAGGTCCCTTGTTGAGTTGGTTGACGGGGGTGAAGGATACAGCTTTGGCTCCCAAGAGCGATTTCCACTCAGGTGGGCCTCGCAAGATTGTTATGTCAAGCTCTTGGGAAGTGAACATTATTTGAAATTCTCTCATTGGGATTTTGTAGCCGTTTCGGAGCGAGCGAATCTTCATATCCGGTCCACAACAGTGTGTGGCCGTCAAAAGCGCATCCTCTCCGTTGACGAGCTTTACGCATGTAGCATAACCCATGTGAGAATCATTAGCGTGCAAGATTTCCAGGATTGAGTTGCCTGGTGGTGACATGGCGACCGAGAAGCTCTTGAACCCGGCCACCATTTTCTCATCTCCACTGCTCTCCCCAAATACGGATTTGATCAGCTGTTTGGCCAACCAGCGTATTATCATAAAAGGGGCTATGAGTGGAGCTCCAACCCACCATAAAGGAATGTATGAGCAAATCTTTCTCAACATCCAATAGGTCATTGTAGAAACCGCAACCAAAAAGGCGCATACCAGCACGGGTTTCCACAGGGTTGTCTTCAGAATCATACCCATCAAGTATATCATCATACCAAGAGAGGATAGATATAACTTGATCATCGTCCAGAGCAGGCTTTCCACAAATGATTTTGTGTACTCGCTCAAGAGGCAAAATGTCGAGGTTGAGTGCTGTTTTAAAAGACTCGAGACCTCTTTCCGTAATTCTTTTAAATCGTTCGACACTTTGCAGCTCAGGTGCCCAAACAGCTCGCCATAGGTTAGATTCAAAGGATCCATCGGGCTGCTTATGGTAAATGAGGCACCTTCCACGACGGCTAGCAATTCTGTAATGTTGTTTGAATCGAGCCAGCCATACGTAGATGGACTTCCTGAATATCCCATCTGCTGATATAAGCTCAGCGTTGATGGTTGTTCCAGGCAGGAGTATGATTGGAATAAAAGCGCACAAATAAGCGCGCACAGCCAAACCCCATTTGTGAAACGAGCCATATTTGTGAATGACTCGGATGGTGTCAAAGGGGGAGCACTCGTGTATCCACAGGAACAAGGATCGCCTGTAGGTGACCAAGAAGTGCTCAACGTCCTCGTGTGTCGCTGGAGCGCTTGTGGCGGGTCCGGTGAACACAAATCCTTCAGCTGTGATTTCAGCGTTTAGCATGAAGCAAGAGCTTGAGGACGTGGCTAAGAAACTAGGGCTCCCCCGTAGTTTCTTTAGT